TAAATAAATACAGAGAGAGTCCAACACTTTATATTGTTGGGTATGAGACAGACCAAGAATTTTGGAACACCCTGTTGAGGGTAGGAGAGGAAGATGAAGATGAAGAAACAGTTGAAGATGATGCTCCTAAGCTCAGCCTTAGTGAGCGTTTCCGCAGTAGCAAACGCAGAGTCACCAACACCACCCGAATACTCAATGACGGGACAGGAAAAGATTGATGCACTTATAGCTTCTATCAGTGACATACAAGATCGTATAACTGAATCTGCTGTTATGACTGTAGGTGCTGTAGGTTATGCGGCTATCGGTGGTGTTATTAATGATGATACCTTTGACGATGGGCTTATTACTTCATCTGAGTTGAATGCTTACTTAGACGCTAAAGAACTTGTACTAAATCATGACTACGCTATAGCTGAAACAGCTGAGCAGATGTTTATGCAAGAACATGCGGCTAACATGAATAGCTTAGATACAGCAGTGGACAACCTAGCTGCAGCAACAGCTATAGTTATGACAGCAGTTGAAGTAACCAGTATAGCAGCTGAGGCAGATACTAAGCCTGAGCAAGTTGAATTACAGGGTATGTTAGAAACAGATGCATACAGCCTTGACACAGCAGAAGTTAACGAGTATAATGAAGCTGTAGCCGCTGTAGAAACCTTCGCTCAACAGGCTGGTGCTTATATGGCAGCTGCAAACAATGATGATTTAACAGCTACTGTAGATAGCTATGCAGCAGCTAACAACTTTATGGTAGGTAGCTACACAGCAATTACATATACTCAGAATATAGATGAGTTTGTAATTACTTGGGGTGATTCAAGTTTTGGTACAGGTTTCCAAGGATACCTAACACCTGATATGAAGAATGCTTCTGAGATATACGCTGCAGGTGAATACATAAACGAATATGGAGCAATGCCAACACAATGAGTTTTAGTATAGGCGGTTATAATATTAAAGGATGGATGATGGCAGTAGCTGTCCCTGTCCTATCAACTATTTCTGGTGGTATATACTTTGGTTATGACACCCTTAACCGTTTCTATGGTGTAGAAGCTGGTGTAGTAGAATCATTAGACCGTATAGGTACACTAGATGGTAAGACAGGTGCTATGGATAAACGCATAACATCTGTAGAAACTGTAGCCCAGCGCAACCTTACTGAAGTAGATAATGAGTTAAGCAGTGAGATTATAACGTTAGACTCTTTAATCCTAACTAATGTACAGGAGCTAGAAGGTAAACTCATAGTTCGTATACAAACGTTAGAACAAGCTATAGCTGATAATGATGTAAGAGGTTTAAACCAGAAGCTTGCCCAGTTAACGACTAACATGCAGCAGATACTAGAACAACAGAAGCTACTACTAGACTTACGTAGTCAGGTAGATAAGGCTACAACTATAACAGATGGATTAGGTGATACTCTAGATACACTACAAACTGAAGTAGATGATATTTGGAAAGCCTATGATGAATTAGCGGATAACCCTTTATAAAGGTACTAAATAATGGCAACAACTAAAAATGTAGAACGGTTACCTAGTGGTAAGTTAAAGTATAGAGGTGAAACTTTTCCTGGATACAACAAACCTAAGCGTACACCCAGTGCATCTAAGAAGTCTGCTGTATTAGCTAAGAAGGGTGATGAGGTAAAGATAGTACGTTTTGGTGATCAAAACATGTCTATAAAAAAAGATAACCCAGAAAGACGCAAGAGCTTTCGTGCACGTCATAAATGTGATACAGCTACAGATAAGTTTACGGCACGTTACTGGTCTTGTAAAGCGTGGTAACAATGACAAAGAAAACACCTACACCTACAGACACGAAGTTATATAACCAGAAGAAAGCTCTGGCTAAGAAGAAGTTTAAAGTATGGCCCAGCGCATATGCGTCTGCTTGGCTTACTAAGGAGTATAAAAAAGCTGGGGGTAAATATAGTGGCACAACAAAAAACAAGGTCACGTAGTCAACACGTTCTTGTAGGGCGTAGAGGTTTTTCTAAAGGTGGTTTAGGTAAATGGTTCGGAGAGGAATGGACAGATGTTAAAACAGGTAAAAAATGCGGTAGGTCGGGTACTTCAGAAAGTGGTAGACCTTATCCTGCGTGTCGTCCCAAAAAAGTGGCGAGCAAAATAAGTAAGAAGGAAGCGGCTAAGAAGACAGGACCTGCTAAGGTTAAGTGGTCTACTACAGCCTCAGGGAGAAAAAGAACATGAAAAAGAAATGCCCTGTATGTAAAGGTAAAGGTTGCTCCCATTGTGGAGGCAAAGGATATCACACAAATATGAACAAAGGTGGAATTATGAACAAAGGTATGAAAGCTCTTAAGAAAGAAGCACCTGCTGTAGCTAAGAAAATGGGTTACATGCATGGTGGTGATGCTAAGAAGATGGGTATGAGTTATGGTGGCATGACTAAGAAGCCTATGAAGATGAACAGAGGCGGTATGTGCGGTGCATCTAACCCAGCATCTAAGCCTATGAAAAGAGGTTAACTAGATGAAGGTTTATGAAAAATATAAATCTGCTCTAGCTAAGCATGGCTACACAGTAGATGTAGATGGTTGTGTCTGGGATGAGCGAGGCAACCAAGCTGCTATGGAAGATAGATTTGGTAATGCTTTTTGTAATGATCCAAACGTAACAGATATTTGTAGAGCTGCTGAGGTGTCTAAGCCTAAGAAAAAGGCTAAAGCACCTGAGGGTAAGAAACGTGCTCGTACAGCTAAAGGTCACTACGTTAAGGATGATCCTAATACGCCAGAGAATGAAGCGTGGGTTGATGAGTAATGAGCTTAGTTAATCAGGGTAAATCATCACGTATTCGGTCTGTATACGGTCACAATACTGGTACAAGCACGGAAGATGTGTATACTTGCCCAGCTAACTGCGTTTCTGAAGTTACTTTTATACATATAGTTAATGGTCAAAGTAGTGGAACAAACACAGTTGATATAACTTGGTATGTAGCTGCTGATAATTACACCTCAAAGTTTTTAAACGACAAAGGTGTAGCACATAATGAATCAGTTACTCACAATGATATAAATATAGTACTTCAGCCTGGTGATAAAATACAGGTAACTCCTTCTTCCTCTGGACACATAGATACTATTGTTACAGTAACTGAGACCTTTTTACCTGTAGGTTAACGGGTATGCATAAACAGATGTACTAAGTTATCACTAAATAAGTATAACTATCTCCGCACACAAACAAAGGAGATAGTGATGCTAAACTTTTTACAACGCGGCTTTAGGGCTGTACAAAGAACACAACAAGCAAGAGCAGATCTTTGGTTACTTAACAATATGAGTGACAGAGATTTACACGACATAGGCATTAGCCGTGGCGAGATAAGAGAGCATATATATGGCGAGAAATCTAACCGAAAAACAAAACAAGTTTCTTGAAGTATTATTCGACGAAGCTAATGGTGATGCTGTTACAGCTAAAAGGTTGGCAGGTTACGGGGACAACAGTAGCACTACAGCTATTGTTGAATCCCTAAAGGAGGAGATAGGTGAGAAGACTCGTACTTATTTTGCTCGTACTGCCCCTAAAGCTGCAGTTGCTATGGTAGGTGCTCTTTCTGATCCTACTGAGCTAGGCATAAAAGAAAAAATGGTTGCAGCAAAAGACTTGCTAGACCGCGCTGGACTTGGTAAAGTAGATAAAGTGGATGTCACATCAAGCGGTGGCATCTTTTATCTACCACCAAAAGAAGGCACAAACGAATAAGTATTCCAACAAGAGACCTAGGATTCTGGCAATTACCAAAACCATCCAAGGGCAACGAAAAAGAATGGCACACGATAGTACGTGTAACCTCAAAGATACCGTGGGGGTATGTCCTAGCTCCAGATAATGACAAGCTTTTATTGCCTGTTCATCTGGAGCTTGAAGCTTTAGAGCTTGCAAAGAGGCATCTTAAACAGTATAGTTATCGTGCAGTAGCACAATGGCTGAGCAAAGAAACTGGTCGTTATATATCACATATGGGACTAAAGAAGAGAATCGAAGTTGAGCAAAAACGTAGAAAAGCATCTGCTATTAAACGCAAGCTTGCCAAGTGGCTCGAAGAAACCATTACGGAAATCGAAAAGCTCGAAACCCAAGGGGTCGGGGCATACAGAGATTCAAGCAAAAGCAGTTGAACAGATAGATATCCCTAGGGAGACTGTTCCTGCTCAAGTAGTTTCTCCTGAGTATGATGAGGACTTAGCACAAGAGATAGTGTTCAAGCCTAACCCCGGCCCCCAAACTTCTTTCCTGAGTTCATCAGAGAGAGAAGTACTATATGGAGGCGCAGCTGGTGGAGGTAAATCATATGCCATGTTGGCTGACCCTCTACACGGACTAAATGATCCTAACTTCTCAGGACTACTTGTACGACACACTACAGAAGAACTAAGAGAACTAATACAGAAGAGCCAAGAACTATATCCACGTGCTATACCCGGTATCAAATGGTCTGAACGTAAATCACAGTGGACTTCACCTAGAGGTGGTAGACTCTGGATGTCGTACTTGGATAAAGATACAGACGTTACAAGATACCAAGGACAGGCTTTTAACTGGATAGGCTTTGACGAACTTACACAATGGTCTAGTCCTTACGCTTGGGACTACATGAGATCACGTTTACGTAGTTCAGCCCAGCACTTAGGTTTGTACATGAGAGCTACTACCAACCCAGGTGGCAGCGGTCATCAGTGGGTTAAGAAAATGTTTATTGATCCTGGACCCTCTAACGAGCCTTTCTGGGCTACAAATGTTGAAACAGGGGATACTATTACATACCCTGATGGACACAGTAAAGCTGGACAGCCATTGTTCAAACGTAGGTTTATACCTGCATCACTATTTGATAACCCATATCTTGCTGAGGCAGGTGACTATGAAGCAATGCTACTGTCACTACCAGAGCACCAAAGAAAACAACTCTTAGAGGGTAACTGGGATATTAATGATGGAGCCGCTTTCCCAGAGTTTGACAGAACCAAACATG